TTTGTGTCTTCTGCCGCACTAAGGTTCGGAGAAAGAAATGGCCAAGATGTTGTGTTTCCGACGCCAAAGCCACGCATCTGGTCTAAAGTGAACCAGTTTTGGGTGTTGCTTGACGATTTTAGAGTCAACCACTGCGGTTCCCAACCCAGCGTCACGGTGGCATTACCGCTCCCGTCAGTCGTAAACGACCCGCACTGAATGAACCCGTCCGACGCGGTGACGTGGGCGAAGAGGTAGGCGACGTAGGTGCCGCCAGAGGCGTTGACGGTCGCGTCAGTGCCGACACTAAACTCAGTCGCGGTCGGTGTTGTGCTGTTCCAGCGTGTCGCGCCAGTGGCTACCGCAGCCGTGCTGTTCAGCACCATATACTGCGTGTTGGCGTTGCTGCGGTGATAGACCTGCCAGTCAGCAGAAGCGTCAGTGCGTTTGACGAGGATCATGCCCGGAGCCACGCCAAGATTGTGCGCGATGGTGCGGTTAGCACCCGTCCCCGTATACGTCACCACGTCGAAGAAATTGGGCGCTTCGCGGAATGTCCATGAGGCGTAGGTAACGTTGTTTGTATTTGCGCTAAAACCAGCACCAAGAGTGAACCCGCTAGAAGTGAAAGATGTTAAGGCGGTCGTGTAGTCAGCCTGAGCATTAGTATTGGCTGTACTTAGGTTCTTCGTGGCCCCACGAACTGTGTCGTATACCTGACTGCTGTCAACAACTGACCGTGTTTTTAGCCAAACCATCCCGCCCTGACCGGACAGGTTGATGCCGTTGGTGATGGTCTGTGTGCTGCCGTTGCCCGTGTAAAGCCACGTTGAAAACACGTCCTCGACTACGGGCTGGATGTTCCCCGCAATCGGCCACAGCCCCTGCTTCGTCCAGAAGCTGGCCTCGGCAAGCGTCCACATGCCGGGAGCCGCGCCGCTCTGGAACGGGCCAGCGGGCGTGACGGGTGTTTTTCTGATGAGGCCACCGGGGAAGTTATTGCTCACTGCGCGTCTGCCTCTTCAAGAGGAGCATCCCAATTACACGTTACCTCGTTAAACGCATAGCCCTTTCCGGGGCTGGGCGGAATAAAGGCATCGCGCTCTGCGTCGTATGTGTAGCCAATCCCAGCGTAGTTCACGCGCAGCGGACGGCCTTCAGGATGCTCGCCGTTGTGGGTATTGTAGGAAGTCTGGACCCAAGAAGCTGGGTCGCCAAACAAGCCGCTGTCAATTACGTCCTGTTCAGCCACAATGACCTGAGTGACAATGCCATCTTCAACTTTTGCAAAGTGCGCCATACCCTACCTCAGAATGTAATCGAGCCACTGCTCGTAAAGGTGTAGATTGTACGCCCGCCAATTGTGGTAACCGTTGGTGAGCCAGTTGTTGAAGCCGCTACTAGGGCTGAAGAAATAATGACAACTCCTGAACCGCCATTGCCGCCAAAGCTGTTATTGTAGTTACCGCCACCACCACCACCGCCGCCACGGTTTGCAGTGCCATCAACACCGTTAACCCCACTAGCGCCCGTGCCTCCGACGCCATTGCCACCCCCACCTTGGCCGCCGGGGTTATACTGGTAAACCGTGCTAGCTACGCCAAACGCCCATCCTCCACCGCCACCGCCCGCATAAAAGACTGCTGAGCCAGTAACTGAGCTTTGGACACCATCGCCGCCAGTACCGTTGTCAAGGCGGTTGGTAGTTGGAACACCCCCCGCAGAACCCGCGCCACCGCCGCCGCCGCCGGAATAATTTGGCCCTCCGGTGCCATCCCCCCCATTAGTACCCTGAGCGGGAGATGTAGAAGGGGTGTTGCCAATGCCGGCTACACCGGGTGGTGGCGTACCAGTCCCGCCGCCGCCTGAGCCTCCGTTAGCGCCCGCAGGAGTGCTGCCTGCTCCACCGCCGCCGCCGCCCGCAGCGGTTATCGCGTTAAATACGCTATTAGACCCCGAATTGCCTGCCGCCGCCGCCGTTGCAACGCGAGCGCCGCCTGCTCCTACGGTAACAGTATAAGCTAATCCGCGAGTGAGAGGGAAATTAGCTTCGCTGCGTAAACCACCAGCGCCACCACCACCACCATCAGCACCCGTGCTACCAGAGCCGCCAGCGCCGCCGCCAGCTACAACTAAACACTCAAATATAGGCCAATTCCCAGCCGCGACGGCCTGAAGCTGTTGGACGAGGTTCCATCTCCCGCTGTAATTTGGCATTAGAGGTTACCTGTGTGGAAGGAGCGCATGGTCATGCCAGTTGCTTTGCCATCACGTCGCGCATGATGATCTCCTTCGCCTGCTCGATGATTGAGCTTGCAAGGAGGTCGCGCAGGCGGTTAGCGAACTCCGCCATGGCCTCGTCTTCGGGGTGCTTCTCGGCGATCTCCGCCAGCGCCAACTGATAGTTGTTGATGTTGATCTGGTGATGCATGACCTCACGCTGACGGTGCTCGTAGGCGTCAGTGAGGATTTTGATGCGTTCTTCGTTGAGGTCGATCATGCGTTGTGCTCCATTAGATGAACGCTACGCCGTTGCCAGTGCTAGCTGGCAGAGTAGCTGGATTGGTGAACTTAGTACCGAAGCCAGAGCCAGACCACGGGTAGGCGGTAACAAAAGGTGTTGTGCTGTGCGCCACGGCTATGGCATCCCCAGCGGGTGTGAAGGCTACGTCTTGGCCATTGCCCGTAGGCAGTGTAGCGGGGTTAGTAAACTTAGTGCCAAAGCCAGAGCCAGACCAAGGGTAGGTTGAGATGAAGGGCGTTGTGTTGTGCGCCACTGCGATAGCGTTACCTGCTGGGCTGAATGCTACGCCCGTGCCAACGCCAGTCGGCAACGTAGCCGGATCAGCAAACTTTGTACCAAAACCGGAGCCGCTCCAAGGGTATGCCGTGACAAAAGGTGTCACGTTGTGCGCTACGGCGATGGCATCTCCTGCTGGACTGAACGCTACTGAAAAACTCTGCCCTGAGGGCAGCGTACCGGGGTCTGTAAACTTTGTCCCAAAGCCTGAGCCGCTCCAAGAATAAACTGTAACTCGCGGCGATGTTGATCCTTGGGCTACTGCAAGCGCGTTCCCCGATGGGCTAAAAGCAACGCCTTCACCATCGTTCGTAGGTAACGTAGCCGGATTAGTAAACTTTGTGCCGAACCCGGAACCGGACCACGGATACGCAGAAATAAAAGGCGACGTTTGATGGCCAACAGCAATGGCGTTACCAGACGGGCTGAACGCAACCGCGACGCTAGTCCCAGCAGGCAGTGTGGCGGGATCGGCAAACTTCGCGCCGAAGCCACTGCCACTCCAAGGGTAGGCGGTGATAAACGGAGAGGTAACGTGCGCCACCGCAACAGCATTGCCAGAAGAAGTAAAAGCTACGTCTTGGCCGTTTCCCGTAGGTAGTGTAGCAGGGTCAGCAAACTTAGTGCCAAAGCCGGAGCCGCTCCAAGGGTAGGCGGTAACAAAGGGTGTTGTGGTGTGCGCCACGGCGATGTACTGCGGCACGACAGGCGTAACACTATTACTCGCCCCGCTCACAGGCGAGGGGCCGTAGCTGTTCAAGGCAAAGACGTTAAACGTGTAGCTGGTGCCATTGGTCAGGCCGGAGAACGTCAGGGGTGACGCGGATGCAGTCGCGGCGACGTTGTCTGGGGTGCTGCGCCCGGTGTAGCCGGTGATCGCCGATCCGCCGACGTTCGCAGGCGCAGTAAACGTCACGGTCGCGGAGGCGTTACCGCCCGTAGCCGTGCCAATCGTCGGCGCGTTCGGAGCCTGAAGCGGGTTGAACCCTACGCCGAGGATGCCGCCCTGAAATTTGCTGAGTGGCATCTACGCCGTCCTTAGCTAAGTTCTTCGTAGCTAACCACAAATGTAATGTCGCTGGCTGTGCCCACGGTCACCGCGAGGGAGGTGTTTTCCTCAAGGTAAATCTGCGTGGTCTTGTCGATGATGATAAGCGAGGCGTCAGCCGGGACTGAGATGGTCGAAGCAATCGGGAAGGCCGTGCCGCCAGAGGGGGCTGACCCCTGAGCAACACCGCCGTTGGTGTAATAAGACACCGTGCAGTCTGCCGCGTTCGTGCCGTCCACGTTAGCCGCGACAAGCGAATTGACCTTGAGGACCTTACCACTTGACGCAGCGTTCTGGAGGAGGACCACAGCCGTAGTGCCTGACGGCGTAAAGTACGTCGTTTTGCCTGTAGCAGTCGTAAGACTGAGGATATTCGGAGCCGCCATAGTCCAGTCCTTATAGCCCGTAGATGAAGTTAATACCGGTGGCTCGTGCTTGAGTTACACCAGCAGCAGGTGGCGCTTGCGACACCCACGCCGATCCGTTCGACGTTAGCACATTACTGGCCGTACCGGGAGATACAGATGACACCGCAGAGGTGCCATTACCCACCAAAACAGCGCCAGTGCTAAACGTTGTAGCGCCCGTGCCGCCGTTGGCGACCGGAAGAGTGCCCGTAACCGTTGCAGAAGCAAGGTCAACGCTCAGCGTACCGCCAAGGGTAAGGTTGCCCGTAGAAGTGACCGTGCCTGTAAGGGTGATCCCACTAACCGTGCCAGTACCACCGACGCTGGTTACCGTGCCAACAAACTGGTCGTTGGAGGTAATGTTGAAGTTAGGGTAGCTACCCGTGATAACGGTAGTGCCGCCGCCAGTGAGGCTGACGACCTGATCTGGTGCGGTGTTGGTAACCGTGATGGACCCTGCGCCGTTGGAGACGCTGATGCTCGTACCGGCAGTCAGGGTGGCCTTGACCAACTCACCATCTGAGGTGCGCCCAACCAGTAACTGGCCGTCCGTGTAGGACGTCTGCCCCGTACCACCAGCAGCAACGGGGAGCGTACCAGTCGTCAGTGTCGTGGTACCAGACGAGAAGAGCGCGCGGTTAGCCGCTGTAAACGTCGTCAGACCTGTACCGCCTAGCGTCGTAGCTACAGGTGAGGTGAGGCTGAACTGCGTGCCAGTGAGCGTCAGGCCGGTGCCAGCCGAGTAAATCTGCGCGTCAGAGATTTGAACAAACGTGATGTTTGTCGTGCCAAACGTAATCGTACCCGGAGTGTTGCAGGTGTAGGTCCCACCTGCGCCGGTCGTGCCTTGTTGGACAAACACGGTCGAGCCTTCGCTCAAACCGGCTGGGCTAGCGCTGACAAAAGTGTCCGCGTCACTGGAGCGCGTCAGTACCCAGTTGGTCGAGACAGAACCTACGCTTGTCACAACGTAGATGCCGTTCTGCGTCTGTGTCGTCTGCTGGTAAATTAAAACGCGGTCAGCGACACTGAGCGTCACACCATCAATAACCAGCGCAGCTTGAGTGCCAGCATTGGTTAGGGTAGCGCCAACTCCGGCAGTGCCGTTGCTGTACGTCGCGTTCAGGTTGGCCGGTGACTCGACCCGTACCGGCTGGTGGAAGTGAATACCGGTTGAGGCTACTGTATCTACATACTGCTTGGTTGCCGCTTGCAGCGCCAGCGTCGGGTCTTGAGTCAGCGTAACCGAGGTCAGACCAGCAAGAGTTGTAGATGTAGCGCCGAGGGCCACGGCTGTGCTGCCGATGGTAACCGAACTATTGCTCAGCGCAGCGTTAGGGATTGCAGTGAAGTTCGTACCTGTAAGCGTCGGGGTCGTGGAGAACGTCGGTGGGTTACCGCCAACAAGGACACCAGAAGCCGATGCAAGGAACGCCGTGGTGTTAGCCGCCGTCTGGTAAGGGACAGAGCCCGCAGCGCCAGCAGCTAGGTTAGTAGCCCGCGTAGCCGTCGTTGCGTTGCCGGTGATGTCGATGTTGACGTTACCAGTCGCGTCCTCATTGACTGACTTTTCAGCCGGGTAGGTGACGAAGACGTCTTTAGTGCCCGCCGAGAAGTTGACGAGGCTGCCGCTGTTGCTCGAAGAGAGCACCGTATCGCGGTTGAGCGTAGGACCGGCGCTGTTATATGTGCCGATACCGACTTCAAACTGACTGCCACCTGAGATGGTGTAGTAGGTGGTATTGCCGTTACCGATAGCCGCGCCGAACGACTGAAAGCCAGCGGGAGGCGAGCCACTAAGCGTGACTGACCCAGTGCCGGTCGTAGTGGTCGTATCTTTTACGCGATCTGCGAGAACGAGAGCCATCTACTACCTCACATCAGGTTGCGAAGCTTGTAGATCGTAGTGAGATAAACTTCCGTCACCCCGTCAACGAGGTTGGCTACCGCCCGGTTGCCCTTGCAGATAACCTCATGGTTTTTCTCGATCCACGCAGCGTCTTCGATCAAAATAAGCAGGATGTCATCCGCCTTGGTCTTGGGGGCTTTGATGCCCCCCACCAGTTCAAATGCACCCTGATACGCCTCGACGAGCTTGTCGATGGCGTCGATCACCTCATCGTAGAACTTGCCGAGTGCTTCATGCCGCGCAAACGCACCGACCCCATTGGCAGTCCAATGTTCGAAATGCGCCACGTTGCGAGCATAAAACACTCGGCTGATAAGTTCTTCGATCATTAAGCGATCCGAATGATGGCCGTGGTGTTAGTGGCGGTCGGGAAGATGATGGTGAAGTCACCGTTCGTCGCCGTCTTGTCCGAACCAAAATCCAGCACCGCAACCGAGGCGTTCGTCAGCGCCGTGTTGGCGTTCGAGTTAGCCGAAGGCGTGGTGTTATAGATCAGCGCGCCGCGAGCCGTGATGGTCGCGTTAGCGAAGGTAAGGTCACCGAAGTCAACAAAGCCCGTACCCGTTTCCGAGTTCGTATTGACTGCCGTCACACCGAGGTTGGTCAGCGAGCCGCCGCCAGCGGTGTAGTTGGTGCCCGACGACGAAACTTCGTTCGATGAGGTGTACGTCGTGGTGTTCGCATCAAGCGAAGCAGTGGACGAGTACAGCGCCAACTTAAAGACGTCCGCACCTGTGTCGCCCGAGGGGCGGAAGTCGTGCACAGCCAGCATAAGCTGAGCCTTGAAGCTGGTGCACATTGCCTGCGTAATAGCCAATGTAGGTCTCCTTAACTGTCTAAGATGGGGATGAACTCTGAGTGCCCGGCCTTGTGAAATTTGTTCACCAGAGTCACGTTATGGGACCGGACAGCCTCGTGCATGTAATAGACGAGCACTTGGCGGATGGAGTCCTTGAACGCCTCCGCTTGGTCCCTGATAGCCGGATGGGAGTTGCCCCCAACATAGATGATCTTGTCGAGAGCACGTTCAGCAATCTCTTCGGGCGTGAAGCCACGGCCTTGCGTGGTCATCACCATCACGTCGCCGCCCAGCATTGTTCCTACGGAGTCAATCATATCACCTCACCGGGTAGCGCACTTGGGGCGTGCGATACATATCCTGACGATTCTTCCCTTCGCCAAGCTGCTTGAGCATAGCCAATGCTTCGTCGTACCGCTTCTGGTATCCGGCGATTACATCAGCTTCACCCTTCATGAACGTATACGCTTCTAGCAGCGCGCCGTAAAGAAGCACGGACTCGAAGTTGTCGCCAAGCCACGACGTACCCGCCTCTGTGATGGACTGCGGGTAGTAGAAATAATGCAGCTCAAACTGGTAGTTCAGGTCTGGCGTGGGTCCGAGGATGTAGGAATCCACATCAAAGAACGCGTAATAGAGCGGCTTATCGGTATCGGTAGGCGACGGATAGGCAGCCCGGATATAGCTAACGTCCTTGTTCAGCAGATACTCGTAATCACCCGTGACCGGGTCAATCACCGCCAGAGAGAAGTTGGACAGCCAGTCCGAGGGGACCGAGAGATACTTGTTGCTCGCCGTGCAGTTGCCCGTCACGTTCTTGCGTAGGTCCAGAAGCTGGACCGTGTTGAAGATACGCTCTTCGGCGTTGACAATGAACGTATTAATTTGCTCAGTCGAAGTGAGTCCGCCCGACCCCACCGTGTCCGGGAAGTCGTTTTCGGTGTAACCCTTAATGGTTTCGACAAGCTGAGCGTAGTTCATTAGCCAAGCTTCTTGCTGCTATGCGTACCTTTGGTAGCCGCACCGGTCCCGCGCGTCTTCACGGTCTGGGTGTTAGGTACGTTGTTCGGGTAGCCGCTGTTGCCCAGCGGGTTATGCGCTGGCTTGGGCTGATTGACGTTATCCATTTTTATCGACCTTTCCCATATCCTTGATCGGCTTCTTGCCGCTCTTCTGGTTCGCAACCTTAGCAAGGTTACGTCCGAGCTTCAGCATCTGGTCGTTAGTCTTACCACCCTTAGCCATATCAATTCTCCGTCGTCTGAATAGTCACGGTACCGACCTGACCACTGCCTGCCAATGTATCAGGAAGACCCCACAAACCCAAGGGATTTTGAAAACCCACAGGGTTCCACCCCCAGTGAATGATTCGGCTACCTTGCGAAGGGGTACCGAACGCGTCAGTATCCTCGGTCGGTTGTGTAACTGGCTGAGTGCGTAACCCCGTCAAACCGGCTTGCCGGTAGGTCGTATCGGGGCGCGGGTTGCGCAGCGCCTGTGGGTCATCCACCGGGTACATACCCAGTTGAAGCTGCGGCTGATCGGGTTCCCAGCAGGTGGGGCACACAAGGATGTTGACGTTCTTCGTCTTGATGACGAGCGACCTCAGTTCCTTCAGCTTGTAGCGAAAGCCGCAGCGGTCACACTGCGAAATCGCGTACTTACCAGAGGCGAACCGGTTAGGCACTTATATCCTCTCTCACTACCGAAGCCGTCTTCATCGACGCCCGGATGTCTCTGAGTTTTTGCCCAATCTCCATACGCCGGTTATGGACCTCGTCAGGCAGGGGGTTATAGGGACCCGCATATTTCCTACCGTCCGCTGACGTAAGTGGGTACTGGAGCGCTAACTCTACTTGCTCCTTCTTCACTACCACATAAGGAGCTATGACTTCAAGGAACGCTATCGCATCTTTACTGCGTACGCGCCACACGTAGCATACAGAGTTATTCATGTGGTGCCGCCGACTCTTGGTTATCGGTGTTATATTACCGCCAAAATGCTCCTTGAACAGATTCAGGCACGGTGTAGACGTCTGAGTAACGGACGCGGTTAGCAAGTTACGTACTCTACGCCGGGTGTTTTTGTTCTTGGATATCTCAACAAAAACAGAGCCTTCGCCGTCGAAAAACCCCGCAGCCCACACGATAAAAAGCAGGCCGGTGAGCACGACGCCTACTTAGTAGAACATCTGACGCGGCGCTAGGCGCAGCGGTGCTTTTTCGCGGTCCTCGTCTGCGGCCTGCTGCCACAACTCATCATACATGGCCTTGAGGCCGATGGACCGCTCCAGCGCACCGGGCAGTTTTAGCGACAGATGGTATGCCAAGCCAGCCACGAGGGGCGGCAGCATACGGAACGGGATGTCCTGCGTCGTTGTACCCGAACCTCCGTCCTGAAGACGGCGCAGTCGGAAGTACACAAAGGTATAGAAGTTGTTCTGGTCCGGGGCAGGCCACACGTTGATCGACGGATGATCGACACCCGTGGAGGGGTTGGTCCCTGCGGGTTGTCCACCCGCCGGATAGGTTGCGCCTGACTGGCGGTTGATCCACACCTGAATAGGCCGACCCTGCGCGTTCTTGTTAGGGATCGTGAGGTACGTATCGGCGCTGATACGGTTAATGTTGATGTCCGTCTGCGCCTGCCCAGTCTGCGTACGGATGACGTGGTCGAACAGGTCGATGGTATCCACGGGGAGCGGATATGTAATCTGCCCCTGCACCATCGGGATGGAGCCTTGCTCCAGCGTCCAGAGGTTGATGCCCTTGTTCGCCCACTCAATGGTCAGCAGGTTCAGGCTGCGCCGTGCCGTGCGAAAGTCATAGCCGGTCCGCATTTCCACGCCACAACGCTCGAACGCCTCTTCGAAGAGCTCGTTAAGGTTGAGGTTAAAGGATGTCGTACCGCTGGTGGTCATTTCTGTCTCCGCGCTGCCTGTACGCGCTTAGGCGCACCGGGAGGCTGCCCCAACCGTTTCTTCTGCGCGATACGCGTCTTCTTTTCCGCCGGAGTCATCTCCGACGACGTCTTGGGGGTCTTATCAGAAATACGCTTACTAGGTCTACAGTAAGGTGTGCCGCGCTTCTCACCGGGCTGACGCCCGCAGGCTTTACCCGTGCGGACGTCCTTCCAATCTTCTTGGAACCAGCGCTTAAGCGAAGCGCCTTTCTCGGTCTTACGAACTGCCACCTTTGTTACCCCAGTTCTTGGCACCGACCTTGCGGCACTTGGAGATAGCCCCGGAGGCGTAGGCGGAAGGAAAGACTTTGTAGCGCGCCTTAACCTTGGAATAGCACGCGTCCTTGGCGCTGCCACCTTCGGCCATGCGCTTCGCCTTAACCTTGCCGCCCTTGGCATAGACGGTGACCGAGTCGGGGTTATCCTTCCGACGAATAGTCTTCGCCTTTGGCATCTTGGACGCCATCATAGCGCCCATACCCCGACTCGGTCGCATGTTAGCAGCCCTTCATCTTTCCGCCCATGGCCATCTTGACCATCTTGGTGTGGGTCTTGCCCTTGGTAGCGCAGCCGTCGGCCTTACCGACAGTGCCACCCTTAGCCATCTTCGGCATTGCACGACCCATCGTGTCAGCCGACTTTTTGGTCATGGCACGACCGGCCTTATCGGCCATCTTCTTCATGCCCATCTTCTTGTCCTTCATCTCGAACTCCTTACCGACCTTAGAGGGAACGCCCACCTTCTTGGCGAACTTGGGGTTGTTGGCCACGGCGGCCATGAAGCTCTTCTGCTTGGGTGTCTTGCTAGGCATGTTAGTCCTTCCCGAGAAATTTTTGCACCGTATCTGTCTCGTAGATACGGATGCCAGTCCAGATGATGGTGAAGATAGCTGCGACGGCAGGTAGCATGTCCATTATAGTCCCAACAACGGTAACCATAGAGACTGCGTCCAGTAGAGTCTTTGATTCGTCAGTCATGTCAGCACTTCCACGCGCGAAGAGACTTGTTGATACGGCTGTTCGGGTCGTTAGCGGTCTTAGAGCTCGTCAGCTTCTTCTTCATCCCAGACATCCGGGCGCAGAATGACTTCTTGCGCGAACCGCCTTCAGGCTGCGGGGCCTTGAGCCCCGGCTTCCCCGGATTGGCTTTGTTGTAAGATGCACGCCCCTTGGCGTTCAGCCCGCCCTTTTCGGACTTGCCTTCCTTACGTTGCCAAGCCGGGGTCTTAGCCATTAGCAGATTTTCCCTTTGGTGTGGCCCTTCTTGGCAATGCCGTCGCCACGGGTGACGGAGCCGCCCTTGGCGTAGTCGCGGCCCGGATTAGCTGCCGCCCGGAAAGGAGACTTGATAAAGTCCCCCAAGGCATTTGCACCCCGACGCAGACCTTCTCTCATGCCAGTTTTTGCAGCGCGGGCCGACTCTGAACCAACGCGCATACCCGAAGCGGGCTTTTTAGTTGGAGTTTCGGCCTTCTTGACCGGGGCTTCAGCCTTCTTGACCGGGGCTTCAGCCTTCTTGACCGGGGCTTCAGCCTTTTTGGTCGGAGCAGCGGCGCGGGGCTTCGGTTTGGGCTTCGCCGTGCTAGCGGCTTCGCGGGCGCGGACAGCAGCAAGGTTGGCGTCCATCAGCTCTTTGTCGGTCAGGGCACGACGCAGGTCAGTATCAATGCTCGGCATACCAAGGCTCAGCCCGCTGGTGTCAGCGCCGCCCACAACGAGGTCACCATCAGCGTAGCGCTTGACCTTGCCGCCCTTGGCGTACTTCTTCACGGCCTTCAGGTCTTCGGCATTTTTCTTGGACATGCGGTTACCTGAAGCGATGGCATCGCCAACTGACGGGCGGGTGCTCCGCGTAGCGGGCATGAGCTTTTTGGTTTCTTTACCAACCTGACGCGAGACACGGTTGCCCGACTCCATCGACTCCTTCATCGACGGCATACCGCCCGAGCCGAACTTGCGCTTCTTCATCATACAAACCGTCCCTTCGTCTTACCCTTGGTGGCACAACCGTCGGCGCGCTTGGAAGCGGTACCGCCCTTGGCCATCTTCTTGACCGCGCCGCCTTTCTTCATCATCATCGCCTTACTTGGGTCAACCGGAGCCATCCCTGCCGGGGGCGGCCCCTCGGGAACATTCATCCTTGGCATGCGATCAATAAAGCCCCGATCAACCGGAGCCATACCCGGTCGCTGTCCGATGCGGCCAAGTGCTGCGCCAATCCCTCCGCTCATTGGCATCTGCGGCTGCGCCCGTTGCTGTGCCGCTATCTGGCGACCCATACTGGCAAACTTACGGCGGTTCATCATGCTACACTCCTATTCGGAACAACCATCGGGTAGAGTACGTCGCGCCCGTAATCGCCAACATACTCCTGCACACCCATGTGACCCAGCGCGATGCTAGGGTCGACCCACACCTCGAAGCCCAGCTCGCGGGTGCGGTCGCAGAAGAGGTAATCCTCTCCCATGTAACCTTCTTCGGTCAGCTGGAAGTCAAACAAGCACGGGATCATGCGGTCCGTCTTCTTGTCGTAGTAGGTCCACTCAGGGTGGGCCTTGGTCATCTCGACAAACACCTCACGGCGCACCAGCATAAACGCCGTGGCGACACGCTCAGCACGAACCAGACCCATACCGTTCATGGTCAGGTCACCGTTTTCGTCGTACTCAAGGTTGGCAATGTAGGTCTTGGTCTCGCTGCGGGTGCGCGGGACACCAGCGACGATGCCTTTTTTGGGGTCGGAACCCCACGCCATCAGGCGGAAGATGTCGTCAGGCTCGAAGTTGATATCCGAGTCGATAAACATCAGGTAGTCGCAGTTGGACTCCAGCATGTCCTGCGACAGCAGGTTGCGCGCCCGAGAGACCACTGAGCAGCCGCAGATGGAGCCAATCTGAATCTCGATGCCGTGTTGCGGGGCCGCCTGCGCGAAGCGCGCAAGGGAGATGGCCAACTTCAAGGACACCTTGAAGTCGTAGGCCGGCAGAGCAATGAAGATGCTCTTCCCGGCTAGATCATAACTGCGCTGTGCCTGCATAGGTCACCCGTAGAAAACAGTGGCAGTTAGGTTAGCATCCAACCCTACATAAATCCCATTTTCAGCTAGAATGCCTTCGCCGGGAACAAGTATAGAGTAAGCAACAGCGTTATAGCTGTCGGCTTCCAACAATACAGTTAGGTAGGCCGTTACGTTACCTGTACCAGACGCCGCCGTAGTAACCGTAAAGGTGGTGGCATTAGCAGTAAGTACCGTATACGCGCCGTCCACAGCGGTACCACTAGTAAAATTCAAAACTACTCGATCACCCGCAGCCAAGGTATTTGCTACCGTAACTGTTAGTGTGGTTGAGGTAATGCTGTACGTACCCGCTTGCGGGTCGTTGTCCATAAAAAGGACGTGCCTTGCTGCCGCAGTCGCGTTTGCGGAAACAATAGCCCCCTTCAGACGGGTGCGGGAACCGTACGCAACACCTGAGCTAGTTAGGTGTTTGGATTTGACATCATATTGCATACCCATCGGATTTCTCCTTCTTAGAGGTTACCGATTAAGCGTTAACAGTTGCGCCGTTGTTCGACAGAACCATCCAGCCCAGCGTGGTGAAGTACTGGAGGATAACCGAGTCACCCACGTCACCGAACACAATGGTCGAGAAACCGGTCTTGGTGGTCGGGGTCAGAGTCGCATCGCCGCCGCCATCAACGGTCATGACTAGATTCAGAATCTGACCAGCAGTGCCGTTGGCAAGCGTCAGCGCGGCAGCGCCAGCGCCCGTCGAAATCTGAACCGAAGCTGCGGTGACCGGGACAGCACCAGCGCCCGAGCGGGTCGTAACGGTGCCAAAGACGATGCCAGTGAGGTTGCCAGTGACGTTGCCAGTGACGTTGCCAGTGATGTTGCCGGTGAAATCGCCAACGAAACCGTTCTGCGAGATTACTGGACCCGAAAATGTCGTATTCGCCATGATTTATCTCCGTGTAGTAGCACATACCCATGTCGTCGCTACTACGTCTGCTAGGACAGTCGACACGGGTTAAATACCTAGTGACGTACTTGTATCACGCTATTAGCACAAAGAAAAGACCCCCCGACTCTCGCCGGGGGGTCTCAAAGTCCTAAACTTCCCTAGGACTTAGCTTAGGCAGCGCCTACCGAACCATACATGCCCAGCGGGTCAGACCAGCCGAACGAGTAACGCTCACGGCTCTTGTAACGGACGTTGCCGGTGTCGAAGTCGCCGTCCATGCTCTGAGCGAGCGGGGTACGGACGAAGTGCTTCAGACCATTCGGAACATCGGTCGTCAGGAACCAAGCATCGGTGTCGGTCAGGAAGTGGTTAACAGTGTAACCCTCCGGGATCGAGCCGTTGCTCTTGATGGCGTTGATGTCGTTGTCGGCGGTCGACACGCGGAGTTCAGTCTCCAGCAGTCGGGTCGCAACGAACATCAGGCTCGGCGGAACCACCAGCTTACGCGGCTTAGCCGCGATGAGCAGGCCACGTTCATCCGTCCACGCAGCGATCTGAATGACAGCCGCTTCAAGCGACGTTTCGTTCAGGTCAGCTGGCGTGCTGGGGATGTTCGAGTTGGTACCACCGGAGACCAGCGGGTGAGCGCTCGAAAACAGCGGCTGACCGTCACCACCGGGGTAGTCCGAGTCAAAACCGTTGTTCAAGACCGCAGCAGCCTTGGTCTGCTTGGTGTACGCCATGGCACGGGCCAACGCTTTGGTATAACGAGCCGAGAGGCTGTCATACAGGTTGTCTTCGATGGCTTCTTCCGTGAGCGAGAACCCGAGGGCAATCGTCTCATGGTTGTAGCGAGCCGTGAAGACTTCCTGAGCGTTGTCATAAGCAATGGCAGAACCTTCGTTCTTAACCGGAGCAGCCGAGAAGCCCGACAGCTTGGTTTCTTCTTCGAACGAACGCTCAGAGCTTTCAGTCTCGAAGATTTGCTTATGCTCTTCGCCATAGCGGGCGTATTCCAGACCGAACAGGGCGTTCAGGCCGGGCAGGAGCTCCTTGAGGAGCTGTGCGCGTGAAATAGCCATTGTTCAGTCTCCTTATGCGAGGCCAGTGGGGTTCAGGTACTGATGCATACCCTGATTCCACTTGACGATAACTTCGGTGTAAGAACCGGGGTTACCCGCCAGAGCGGTTTCGGGGACAACATCAATCACGCGGATCGGCCATGCCGAGCTCGTACCTTCGGTCGAGTCAACGCCGACCTTGGAGTTGCCCGTGATGGTTGAACCCACGTTGTTAGCACCGTTAGCCAGCTTCACGTTCGAGCCGACAGCAGCCTGAGTCAGGAAGCTGACGGTGTTCGAGTTGGTGCCGGCGCACACGGCAACCTTGAACAGAGCGTCCGGATCATCAAGGACGTATGCCTGAATGTCGGAGATGTTCGTGGTGCCGGGGTAGTACTGACGGAAGGTCTTACCAAACACCGGATCGGTGTAGGTGCAACCGAGGAAAACACCAACCGGCGTAGCAGCGTCAGTACCGGTGTCCTTGCCAACCGTACCACCAGCCAGCAACTTCACGACGTCACCATAGAAGATGGCCGTCGAAGAGTTAGTGGCGATGGGCAGCAAGCGAGTCGAACCGGCAAAAACCTGCCCGCCGATCAGATTGATCGGGATCAGCCCGTAGGGGCTGGTAACAGACGGATATGCCATCTCTAGCTCCTTTATTTGCCTTTACCAAATGATGTCGATGACCTCTTCTCACGGAAGAGCGGCATACGAGCATCGTTCTCTCGCATAAAGTTGTTGTCCACTGAGTCCATCTGGGCCTGATTTTTCTGCGCAAAATAATTTTTGCGCTGCCTCATCAGTTCCTTCGGGGCCTTGCAAAGCAGCAACCCTGCGACTTCGATGTTGTCTTTGAAGCGGCTATCTGGGTCAATCATCAGGCGAAACTGGGGCTGCTCTTCAATACGAACAGGTTCCCAACCTTCGCGCAACTTAGCCGAGATGTTCCGGGGGTCCTTCTCGTTCATCGTGGAAACACGAATCCAGCGATAGTCATATCCCGGCTGCTTATCAGGTTCAGGCAACGTCGAAGCCGGTGCCCAAGTCTGAAAGCGCTTTTCCTCTTCACGCGTCTGGCGGGGTGCACGCACTTCCTCCAGCTCACCAACGACGTCGTCAAACGTACGAGTACCACGAGTCATATTAGTTCTCCGTCTTCAAAAGTTCACGAGCATATTGCTCGGGAGTAAGACCCAGACGTTTAGCGATAGACAACTGGGACTGTTTCAGCACAATCTTCTTGGGGGACCGGCTGCGTGAAGCGGGAGCTACGACCTGCGAACTCTTGGTTTCGCGTTGAGAGGTTCTTGGAGCCTCTTCCTCCCCGAAGTAATCGGGGAACCTACGACGGATTGTTTTGTCAACCGCCGTCCAATATTCGTCGGTACCCACGTACTGCGGGCCACGTTCATTAACGAGCTTCTGGTGAAGCCCGAGAGCCGACGCAGTCATCTCCGGATCGGTTCCATACCACGTATTACGCTCTTGCCACGTAATCGTTCTCTGGTCGAGCCGGGGCTGTTGTGCCTGCTGCGGTACTATGTCTACCTCAGTACCCGAGTCCTGTAAAGTGGGTCTGTAATTTTCTACCTGCTGAAGCCGCAAAGTAGCCCGCGAGAGCTTTTCTTGAGCGTCAACGACCTTGTCAGCGTCCCCAGACTCGTACGCATCGCGGTAAGCCCGACGGGCTGCGTCGATTTCATACTCGGCGGTCTGCTTATAGCTACCAACGAGTGACTGCTCGCCTTCCGACAAGGTTTTCCGCAGTCGACGGTTCTCTTCCAACAGTCGTTGAGCGGCGCTAAGGGCCTCCTGCTGCTCGCGGAGCACGCGTTCTTTCTCGCGGCGCTCGTCGTGCCAGACCTTTTTCATCTGCTTGAGGCGCGTTTTGACCTTATCGGAGTAGTCTTCAAGCTCATCGCTCTCCAACTCCTCGACGATGTCCTTGGGCATAGGCTCTCGGCCCCGGTCAGCCTCCGGAGTGTCGTCAACAACCTCAATTTCGGATTTTCCGTCGACCTCGTCCTCAATTTCGAACGAAAAATCGTCGTCTTCAGCAGGTTTACTTGCCATTTCGGCCTCCTTTGTACGGAAAAACGCCTCCGTTAGGCGCGCGAGATGCCTCGCGGGTCTTCCACAACAGCTTCAATGCTGTCATCGTTCAAGATGCGGAACTCCCTACCGTGGATTTTCACACGGCTACCGGCCATCGGGCGCGTCAGGACGAAATCGCCCGGCTTGCACCATGGACCGTTGGGGAATTTGCGCTCATCTTTGTAGGCGTCAGGGCCCAGCTTCAGCACAAAAAGCACCGGAGTCGTTAGCTCCTCGTACTGCTTAGTGATGTCGGCCTTAAAAAGCCCGCTGCTGTACTTCTCTTCGATATCCGGAACCGCACACAGGATGCGATAGCCTGACGGCTCGGGCAGCTGCTTGGGTTTGTCTTCGGCGGGCTGGTTGGTCGCCTCAACATTGGTCATCTTACGAAGGGTAGGTAGTTCGTCAAACAGAGTTTTGTCCTCTGTATCAGTCATCGTCATTCTCCAGTCGTTGGGCAGTCTCGGCCAGAAAACTGTTGGCCATCATTAACCCACGGATAATGCCACAAGCGTACTTGTACTCTCCGTGGTCTTTGGCGTGCCCACGCGCCAAATCGTCTGCGAGGACTTTGATTTCCTCGTTGTTCTTGTCCGCCAGATAGCGGAGGATGTCGTTGTTCATTCACTTTCCCCCTGCGCCGGGGTTTGCGCCGACGCTTGTCCACCCATCATGCTCTCACGAGCAACTTGTACCCCAACGCGCAGCCCTTCGAGCTGCTCGTCCGATGCCAGCCGCGCTTTGTCCGTGGCTATCTTGGCACCGACGTTGAGACCTGCGATCTCCTTCTGTGCGGCGATGCGCTCGCGCTCGATGTCCAGCCTGTCCGCCTTGTCTGCGGCGTCGATCTGGAGCTTCTGCGCCTTCTGCTTGAGCTCCTCGGCCTTGAGTTGCAGCTCGGCTTGTTGAAGCTGCATGACTGGGTCCTGAGCCATCTGCTGGGCCTGCTGCTGTGCAGCCTCCGCCTGATTCTTGCGGAGCAGCTGCTGAGCGGCAGCAGCAGCCAGACGGGAGACCTCGACCTCGGTGCGCTCATCCATCTCGGCGTTAGGCGGCGGCAGCGGGACGCCAGCCTGCTCTTCCACCTGCTTGCGGTACTCATAAGCCAAGTGTTCTTGGATGTGAGCGTTTGCGGCTGCCATGATGACCTGCGCGTTGGGGCTCTGCCCCACCATCTGCTGGATTTTCGGGTCCTGCATAGCGGACATGTGAACGACGAGGTGTGCCTCGTGGTCCTGATACATAAACGCCTTCACGGGCTTGCCATTCAGGATGTCCATATTCTCGCTGACCGGGTCGCGCGGCTTCATCTCGTCGCTATCTTGTAGCGGCACCAGCTTCTGGGCGTTCTTGATGCCCAGCACCTCCAGCATCTGCCGGTGCAGATATGGCATGTCGTAGATACCCGGAGCCGTCTGCGCGAGCTGAATAACCGCCTGATACTGGACGATCTTCTGCGCCATAGTGGCAGCGTTGGGGTCCGACACGGGGATGACGTCCACCGCGTCATAGTCGCTCTTCTTAGCGAAGCGACTGCCTTCCTCGGGCTGGTAGGGGTACTTGCTGGGGGTATAGTCAGCGATGATGGTCTTAAGCAGGCGAAACTCCTGCTTCATCGCGTAGTGGATGCGCGCCTGCACCGCCGACATCATCTTGAGGCTGCGCTCAAGGATAGCCAGTGTGGTCCCAACCGGGGCCTGACCCGACATGTCGCTGATCTTGAGGTCTGCCGTAGCGGCGAACCGCCGGCCTTCATCCACGATATTCTGGAGCAGCGCGAACAGGACTTGGCTTGGCTCCTTATACGGCAGCGGCATGATGTTGTCGCGCATCGTACCACTGGCGACGTCCACGTCGCGCCACTCAGCCGGAGCGATGGGGGTATCGTCCCCCTTGACCCGCAGGCCCTTGGTCTTGAAGCCACCGGGCAGGTTGCTCAGCGTACCCGCGTCAACCAGCTGGCGAATGATGCTCGTGCCTGACTTGGCAAACGCACCGATGAGGTGGATGAGGCCGAAGGCATAGAAGCCGAACCCCGGCACGTAGCCGTAGTGTACGAAGTGGTTGCGCTTCTGCTTGAGGTCGTCCTCCGGGTCCCAGTTGCGCCGGATAGCCAGAATGGTCGACGAGGCTTTGTCGATGGTCACTACATAAGGCACGGCAATGCCGGCCTTGGCCTCATCCTTGGCAAACTTGTCGTCCTCAATAACAAGGTCGACGTGCATTTCGAGCAGCTTGTAGCGGTCGTCACTGGACGCGCGGAAGCCCATCTTCTCTGCGATAGCCTTCTCCACCTCGTCCAGCACGTCGCTGGGCTCTGGCAGGTCCGCCTCGCGGTAAAAGCCCGACGCTTGCAGCTTCTTCAGCTCGTTAGGCGTCTTGCGCATCACATGGGTAACGCGCTCCGCCGTCTCGATGTTAGACGCCCCATAGGGCACCACCACGTCCTCGGCAGGGATATACATAGCCGTCTGGCGGCCAAGGCTCGGGTCGAAGTACACCTTCTTGAACGCATTACCTGACAGGCCCAGACCCCACAGCATCCGCTCGTGCTCGGGCCGATACTCCACCATGATGTCGGTAAGCTGGTGGTTCATGTCCTGCTGCACACGCTGGGCAGCATCGCGCCTCTCAGGCGTCTCGTTACCAATGACCTTAGTCCGCACCGGCCCCTGCGCCGGGAACGTCTCCATCATGGTCTCGGCTTGGAACTTGACCAGAGCCTCTGACAGGAGCGGGTGGTACACACCGCAGGCACCGGGCCACGGCTCGGTGCGGTCCTCGACCTTCATCCCCAGCAGCTCAAGCCCATCTACGTAAGTCTGTATCCAGTCCTTACGGCTGCTGATATCCTCGTCAAACTCACCTAGCAGGTCACCCGCCAGCTCGGTCAGCTGCCCGTCGTCCATGTCCTCGGCAAGGTTACTTACAAACTCCGAATCTTCCTCGTCCTCATCATCGGGGTCGATGATGATTTCCATGTCGCCGGTACCGATGGTAACCCGCTCCGGGTCTTCAATCTCAATCTCCAAGGCACCTTCATCCGGCGGCGTCGGCTCGGCATATTGCTTGTCGAGGTCCAACGTCGGTTTCATAGCAGTCAAACCGGTAGGGGCGGGGTTAAGCGCCTTGTCGATAGCCATCAGTAGTACCCTTGTTGCTTGCGACTTCTAAAGTACAGCGGTTCGTCTTCTGCGTCTAGCGTAGTAGATATATAGCCTCCGCGCCGGAACCTGTGCATCGCCATGGATACGGTATCAACAAAGTCATCGTGGCTGCCGGCAGGAAACTCAGCCACCTCGTCAATAACCTCCTCGGCCCAGCGGGTCGCCGGGGCCCAGACACGCCCAGAGGCAAATATGTCCGCAACCGCGTTCAGACGGCTGATCTTGTCGTTGCCCCTTGTCGGGGTGAACTCCTGCACGGGTATCCCCATGGCGCGCATCTCGTAGATGAGCGGTGCCCCTGACGCCTTCTTTTCAATGATGACGCTGTCCGGGTCCCACTCTTTATACTCGTCGATGGCCCACTGCTTGAGCGTGGGGAACTCCACACGGTCGCGCGACGCGTTAAGGAGGACAATATTGGCCTGAGATATGCCATTGTCGTCTGAGTGGTAAAACACACCCCACGTGGTCTGGGCGGAATAGTCCGCTCGCTGCGTCTTCTCGAAGGCCGTATCCCAGCTTTGCAGGATGAAGTCGCACTGGGGCGGTGTGTCAGACTCCCACGTCTTCCACCACTCACGCTTAATAATAGCCGCAGACTCCGACACCGGGTTCTGCTGGTACTGCGCCATCCACTTGGAGTTAGGGACGTCGCGCTTAACCTTGAGAAGCTCGTCCAGCTCCCAGAACTCAGGCCACAGCGGCTTGCTGCTGGGCAAAATGGCAGGAAACTCAATGACTTCCCACTCGCCAATGCTCTCGTTAGCCGACGCATCTTTGAGTATCTGCCCGGTCAGGTCGCGCTTTGACCACCGGGTCATGACGATAATGATGGAGCCGCCCGGTTGCAGACGCTGACGAGGACCAGAAGTATACCACTCGTAAGTCTTGTCGTAGATATCTGGGTTCACTTCCGCGAGAGCGGCTTCCTGCTCCGAGTGCGGGTCATCCACGATGAGCAAGTCTGCACCCTTACCGGTCACAGCACCGTTCACACCGATGGCGAAGTAGTCACCCATCTTGCTGGTGTTCCAGCGACCAGCCGCCTTGCTGTCCGCCGACAGTTGCAGGTCAGGAAAAATGTCGTGGTACGCCTCAGTATCCACAAGGTTACGCACCTTACGGCCAAAGCCTACCGCCAGCTCAGCTGTGTGGGAGCACTGGATGACCTTCTTATGGGGGTACTTACCTAGGAACCATGCGGGTAGCAGGTAGCTGGCAAACTCGGACTTGGTGTGCCGGGGTGGCATATTAATGATGAGGCGCTTGCACTCGCCCCTAGCCACGCGCTCGAACGCATTTGCCATCTTGGCATGGTGCCGGCCAGCAATAAAGGTCGGCCATACTTCTCTTACAAAGGCGAGGAAGTTGTTTTGACACAGCTTGCGGCTCTTCAGCTCGGACAGCTTCTCCAGCTCGGCTAGCAGCCGCTCCTGCTCGTGCACCGGGAGCAAGGGAAGAATCTTTGGTAGATCAGCTAGGCTGATGTTGGACGCCATTACTCATCGTTCCCTTCGGGGGTCTCGTCCTCTTCCTCTTCCTCTTCCTCTTCCTCGGAGGCAAACACACCAAACTCTTCATCGAGTGAGACGTTGATCGGGGTCACATCCACCACTTCAGCGTCCAGCAGGCGCTTGACCCGCTCCTTGATGGCGCTTTCGAGTGCCTCGGGGCTGTTGTAGTTGATGTTGATCTCGCTGCGCTGGGTGAACAGGCTGATATCGCTGTGCTTACCAAGGAGCTCCAGTGCCTTAAGCTCAAACTTGGTCTCGCCACAGTTGGCTATCTCTAACAGCTTATTGGTAAGCGCAGCGCGCACCTGACCCGCATCGAACGCCAAGTTCTGGCCGTACTGCTGAAGAAACGCCTTAGCACCCAGTGCTGTCGCATAATTGGTTAGGGGGGCCACATGCTGGCCCTTGATGGCTCCTTCGAGGAGCGCCTTCTCCCTCTCGAACGTCGAGGGGTCCACTTCCAGCGGTACGCCCATCTCTTCCAAGAAGTCAGCCGTATTGGCTGACGCCGTTAGCTCATCCATAAAGCTGGGGGCCCCTACATCTTCCGGACTATACGGAAGAGGGACATCGCCCGTCGGGTTCAACTTTACTTTTGACATTAGTGCAGCGTCCGGTTTGGGGGAGCAGACCTTGTCTATAGTGTCGTAGGGGGTGCGTGTAAAGCGGGTCCGGCCCCCCAGCAGCGGGCGATGCTGCTGATTATCCGGGTTACCCCGTTAGGGGAGGGAGCGGGGGCTATAGCGAAATACCGCCAAGAAGCAAGTCGGAGCGCCCGTCGCTGGGTTAGACGACGTTTATTCCTGTTATCCGCAACACACCACGGGGAGAGAACGGGGGCGAGGCGCAGTACGATTATATAATATACCCCCTACGGGGGCAAGGGGA